TCAACGCCGGGTCAATATTCTGCACCAGCCCCGTAGCGGTATCCCGAAGCATTATCTTCTTGCCTGTGGTGGTGGGAGTGGAAGGGATATTTTTAAATTTATAATTACCATTTGTTTGGTAAAAAATAATTGAATCACCTGTAATTTTAATTTTCCCAATATTTGAACCATTGATGTTTGTTAAAGACGATTCCAATTCAGTTAAATCAGCCAAAGGTGTTGCCCCACCGGATTCCACATAAAAATTATTAACATCAGAAAATGAAATTTGATGCCCTGATACATCTATTTCAGTATTTGCCGTTAATGGCCCTCCCAACTTAACAGTCCCCCCGCTTTCTGTAATGCCATTGGTGAAGGTGTATGAACCACCGACACTATCAGTATATTGCGTAGTCCAACCTCCGTTTTTCCTCATTTGCACAGCAAGCCCTACACGGCGAAGGCTGTCGGCATAGTTGGTACTGCTAAATGATGCCCATTTTGTTCCATTCCAATAGTATAATGCGCCACCCTTATTCGCAATAAACGAAAGACCGTTATATCTTGTGGGTACCTGCAATGTATCTGATGGGATAAAGTGCAGCGAATCACTCCCCACCCTTTTAAACTTATACCCATACACATTAGGCTCCTGTAAAATCTGCCCATTCGCAAAATATCCAACTACCAAAAAAAGAATCAAAAAAAGTTTTTTCATATTACTCAATTATTAAAAAATCCAAAATTTCGCCACTTAGCAACCCGTCACCGGACACCAACTCAACACTCCCGTCACTACTTAACACCCCTTTCCTGTCACCTAAATCAGTGCCAGTCACTTTAATCTTATCAGTGCTGTCTGGTGTTATAGTGACAACCCTTTTATAATCTGTTGCCCTATATGCAGCCAGCACAATTTTCCCGGCCAGCAATGGCACAGTAAACCCGTCACCCTCTGATCCGGTTCCTGTGTATCGTAATATCCTTGTTCTTGCCATATCAAAATCATTTTCAAAAGTTACATCTGATGCCGGGACACTACACCTGTCGGCAATAAATTCAACCCCAACACCAACCTCAATAATTGAACCGGCCACCATATCACCTAATTCCTCTGTGACAGATGTACGGTTTGCGACATCAGAAATTACCCATTCATCCTGGTACTCATAAGACATCAGCATCGCCATAATGTCTGCCGCCACACTTGCCATATCACTCAATACCTCTGTTTCATTCCCTTCTGTATTTTCGGAAACAAGAACTCTGTCGAGTAAATAAATTCTGAAATTGAATATCTGCAAATGAGCAGCCCGGTCAATGCTTCCAGGCATCTCTTCACAAAAGCAGGCAGGGTAATCAATATCACCGTTTACATCAAACTCCTCCTTCCCGCCAAAATAGAAACTATTTATTTGATCGTGGCTTAGTGCCAGCGTTTCTATCCTTTTTAATATTTGGTTCAGTGTTAACGGCATTCTGTTTTGCGAAATACGCTTTTAATTTTTCAAGATTTTTTTTGCTTACATTTTTACCCATTACAGTTGCAATTATTTTTATCAAGTGATTGGCAGTAGTCGCCGGTGCCTAAATAAATAGGCATCGTATAACTGTTAGATTCTGGTGTTATCGTATCAGTGGTATCTCCCGGGGTAAGGTATTCCGGTAGTACAGAAGATGAAGCCGTGGCTTTTAAATACTTGTTTAATCGCTCCCCGTACCATTCTGCCCTTATCCTGTACCGGTTTGAAATGTCAATCAGCTCAGACATTGTTGGCAGTTCTGTATTGTCACCCTGTTTCCTTATTACACCCTTATTCCAAAACTGATAACTCAATGCCTCCGGTAACCCTGCCAGTGTATAATAAAGAAGGCAGTCAATTATATAATCATCCAAAAGGGTCTTATAGTTACCTGTAATTGTGCCAGCGTCAACATCGGAGACAATCTTATTGAATAACGCAGTGCCTAAAATCGGGTGAATATACATATCCTGGGCAGCCTTTATTTCAGGATATAATAACTTCGGGTCAATATTCCCGTGGATAGTTGTCCTTTCCTTTAATGTTTCGTCCGATATGAGCAAGATATTTTTTGACATCGTTATTTCTTTTTAATTACCAACAACCTCCTCCATTCATGGCGGCAGTGCCCTTTTTTACCCCAAAATCCCCCAGCCCTATCAAAGACAGAGTACCCAAGCCGTTGTGATATTGTTTCGATTTCATTCCTGGTATATACCCTGTCAAGTTCTATGAGCCGTTTGCAGAACGGACGGGTAGTTTCAATAATTTCCGGTCCTTTTGCCTCCGGCCTCTTCTCGTATGTGTATTTCACAAACACATCAACCGTTTCGGGCTTTGGCCTGTAATCAATCACCTCAGGATTTATGGCCGTTTCAATTACTTTGTCAACCCCAACCGTCTTTGCAGTCTGTGTAATCACACCGTTTTTTATAAGGGCATCAATTCTTTTCTGCACATAGTCAGCAGAGGAGTTAACCGCAGCAGCAATATCAGCAGTACTTATCCTTTTATCCTTTTTCAAGAGGTTAAGAATATCACTATCTATCTGCGAAATATCCGCAAAATTGAAGCAGTCAATATCTGTCCCATCAAAGGAGAAAGACTTTACTACGGTGTACCCTTTTTTGGCTTCCCCAAATTCGGCGAACATTTCGGCGGCCTCATCTTCTGTGGCCTCAAATGTTTCATCAGTACCCAGCATGACATTGATTTCTTCTTCACTCATGGCTAATGATGATTTAAGCAGCATCGCTGCCTGAACCCTTGTAATCTTCCCCTGTGAGTATTGCCTGATTATTCGCATTAACTGCTGATACTGCCGTCCTGTAAGGTTCTTAATATTCTCATTTACGCTTTGCTGTTCAATGGCAGTAACAGTGGCGCCCACAGGAGCAGCGGGCAACGGCTGATACTTCTCAACATCAATACCAAGCTGCTCAAATACCCATTCTTTCGGCAGCATATCCTTAAAGTCAACCGGATTCAATGACAATGAAATTGCATCCACGGGTATCAATTCACTTCCCGCTATCCCACATAAAGGCATCAGCATCTTTGCGATGTTATTAATTGCCTCCTGCTTATAAGCCACATAAGTCTTTTTGAAAATCTCATAAGCATCCTGTAACTCATTTCTACCACCAAGTTTACCTGGCTCCATAATACCGAAGAGCATCGGTGAAGTAACAAGGTGACCGCTAAAAATTTCAGCCTGTGTTGTTTTATTCAACTGGTCAAAAAGTTTATCAAGATCAGTAGTTGAAAGGTCTTGAACAGTAGGAGCCTTCGCCGGGTCTTCGTTGAACACCAGCATGAAGTTGCCTCCGTTCTCTGAACCGGTAAACTTCTTTTTAAAATCAGCCTCAATCTTTGATTTAATTTCTTTCGTGGGCTGACCGTTATTAAAGACAATCATCTTTGAACTGAACATCCCATTCTTGATAACAGATAGATTGTACTTTGATATTTCAACATCGGTTTCAATATCATTTAACGCCCCGAAATAACCAGGTAGCGGGTAAACATCTGTTCCCGGCCTGTACTCTTTATATGCCAGCACATGAACCCCTGCCCGGTTGTTTTCATTAAAATCAGGAATAAAAACGGGCCTGTCTGTATTATATTTTGCCCAATTCTTGCTGTACCAGTAACCGTTGTTTTCTTTTGCCCTCCTTAGTGACTGAAATGGTAAATGCCTCACCTCTGCACCGCCCCCCTTCTTCCATATCACCTCTGCATAACAGCCTCCAAAAAGCTCTATGTCAATACAAAGTTTTTTCAGCACTTCATTAAACGTCTCCCCGTTTGAATTTACCTTGCCCGTTCCTGTTTCATACCCTTTGCCAATTATATAAATAACCTTTCCGTTAATAATAGCATTGTGATTACTGCTTTTATTATACAGGTAAAGAAGGTGTTCGGGGAATTTATTATCTTCCCCGAACAATACCCAATCTTTACTTTTCACCTCTTTAAACTCAGGTATTTTATTGTCTGCAAACCCTATGAAAAGAATGTTATCCATTGTACTGCTTATAAGATGTTACCGGCTGATATGTTTCAAAATTAAATTCTATAACCGGGTTTAATTTCATTAGCCCATATTCAACCACAGAAAGCCCTGATGTATTCTCTGTATTAGTGGCACTTTCATAGACAGTGTATGTCCATTGCCCGTGGTCACTGTCACCAAATAAAGATGCTGTTGATATGCTGAATTTGTTATACCGTGAATGGTAGAGGCTTTCATCTTCTGAGAAAGAAAACACTTTTTTAACTGTAGCCCTTGTAGATATGTTCTCGAAAACGAATAAATAATACCCGCTGTCAAGTGTACGCTTCTCATTTAGCGTTACAATAATTTTTTCAGATGCTATGCCATTATTTAATACCAGCATAACCAATAAGGGCAATATGTTGATTTTGTGCCAAAAAAAGCCCCACCGTAAAAACGGCAGGGTGATAATTAAGGCTTAGAATCAATTAGGGTATAAATATACTGAAAGTTGCTCAATAAAAAAACCGCCCAGATTTTTTAGGGCGGAGAAAGTATGACAAAGAAAAAAAAATCTATGTTAACAAGGCTGTAATGATGCCGCTATTTACCTCAGGTGCCGGGGCAATATTGTCTGATGTGAATGTAATCTCATAGCCATTTCTGTCACCCATAGCCGTACCAGATCCTGCCTGGCCGCCTGACCTTTCCACCCCGTTCTCCTGTCCTAATAGCCAAAACTTACCGTTCCGGTCTTCAACAATTGCCAAAAGCTTGTTCTGTCCAAGCAACTTAATTTCCTGACTGGTTGCCGCCTGCATTTTGTTTAGAATGATAGTAAGGGTTTGGACGTGAAATGATGTACCATTTTCTGCACTGTCATTATAAGCTTCATTCCAAGAAGCTGTAGCCCTCTGCAGATTATATTTATAGAACTTCCCACCGTTTGCCCTGGATATTGCTGACACCGTTCCCGATGCCTCAGTAATCCCCGACACATTCCCAAACTCAATAAAGTATGCGGCCTTTAAACCACCTGCCGAATCCCGGCATCCAAGTGTGTACCCCTGTGTTAATGCACAAGCCATATTGATAAATTTAGGGGAGTGTTACCTCCCCGATTAATTAACTGTTTGAATACTCAACAATCTCACCAGGGAAGGCAATCTGCCAGCCTCTTCTGTATCGGAACGAATATTTTACAAGGTCATCGTCCTGGCTATACCAGAGTTTCGATTCCTCCTCTTCATTCTCCATATCAACCCCGAGGTGTAGGTTCCTTGTAGGGTCAAATGCGAATATGAAAGGAGCATCACCACTATTGGCAATCAGCCCGTCCAATCCGTGTACTGGGATTATCTCATGTACGGAACCCTCTGCATTGATATTCTTCTGGTCTCCATTAGCCGGGAAGTGATACAGGTTGTCAATAAACATTTTCTGCCTGTACAGTTCAGCTACATCATAACCACAGAATATCTTAACAGCCGGGTTCCCTTTCAGTTTAGCCGGAATTTTCGCTACAACATTCTGCATGATTGTCCTTACATTAGATGTGGTAACAGGCCCTGCAACAGCAGTGGCAACATTTGTCCCTGATGCGGCTTTAATGATTTTTACCAATCCATCATACAGCTTCAGATAAATATCCGAACTGGTAGTGTCGCCTTGCCAATCCATCTTTTCCTGTTGCGCCTTTATTTGGGCAACAATATCGGTAACCATTGCAGCAGGAATATCACCTTCACTTTGGTTTTGCCCAGGCTTCAACAGCAACTGCGTCCACTTAGCTTGCAAGGTGCGGAAACATAAAGAATCCTGGTACTTTACAGCCTTAGTTGTGATTGTACGCTGCGTGAACGTAGTTCCACCTGAGGCGTTAAACCCGCAACTTTCTCCATCCTGTGGAACAGGTGTTGATGTAAGTATCTGCAACGCTGTTGAAGATTTTACACCGGTTTGAAGGTTTGCGTAGCTTGCAGTTTCAGCCCCGAACTGCAACTCTGTCAATAGCTCTTTCGACTGTTCATTTACATAGTCGGTCAGAGAAGAAACTGTAAATCCTGTTGCCATGTTATTTCGATTTTAAATTTTTGAGTTTTTCTGCAAGTTCAGCAATCCGTTCTGCCCTTGCGGTTTGTTTATTTGAGTTGAACTTCCCCTGGCTACCACCGATTGGGTCGGCAGTAGGTGTGTCAATAATCTTGTTGACAATTTCAACAAGTCCGTTCACTAATTCTGATTGCTTGGCATAGGCTTCCTCCGCAACTCTGATACGCTCATCATAAGATGAAAACCTTTCCTCAATAGCGGCGAAGTTCGAACTGTAATCAGGTGGCATATTTGCCGCAGGTTTGTCTTTCGGTTTTACTTCTGTTATAACACCTGCCTCTCCAATGGTTACAACTGTCCCGTCTTCAAGTTCAACAGTACCTGCCGCAGCCGGGGCATCACCAACCATTACCACGCCACCTACTTCAACTTTGTCAATCATGACCTTTGTCCCGTCTTTCAGTGTCATTTCTTTCATTTCTACTGCTGCGGGTGCAGGTGGTGCAGGCGGTGCAGGTTCGCCAAGAAATTTGTCTTTAAATGCTTTCCACAAATCTTTTATTTCTGACATGGGTATTTCGTTTTCTACATGAAAAGGGTTTTTACTGAACCCTGTGCCATTTACAGGTTTCATGTAGCTGAATATCCCCTCAACTGAAAACCCTTTTACCTCCCCCGACTTTATTTTCTTCCAAACATCATCGTTATCTACTTTGGCAGATATGAACCATGTCCCGTCCGGTAAGTCTTCAAACCCTGCCATTGGCTTTACGCCCCTTTCTGAATCGGAAACAAATGATTCAAATATGGTAACACCATCAACAGATAGCGCCGGGTCGTGGAACAGATTAAGATTTTTCTGGTAATCCTTTTTGAAAAATTTTATTGCAATTTCCCTGACTGTTTCTTTTGAGAAGAAAACATTAAATTCTCCTTCATCTGTCCTCCTGTAAATAAGCTGGTCGGCTATCATGGCAGGGCCACTGATTATTTTCTTTTCTTCGTTAACGGCGAAAAAAATACGGTCATTCTTAAATGTCAAGAAATCCCGTTCAATGGCTGGTTTATCAACCAATGCTACAAATGATACCTCTACATCAGAGGATTCGTCTTTGTTTATAACAAGTTCAAATACTGGGAGTGTCATGCCCTAAAAGGGGGAAGTGCTGACTATGTGCCATTTATATCCTTGCAGCTCTGTTGAGTCTCCTGATGCGTTCCTGATTACTTGTGACATCGGATTCAACCACGAATGCACGAACAGTGGCATTCCCTATCTGGTTAATCTGATCCTGTTCCAACCTTGTCCGTGTTGACTGAGGTGCCACCGCCTGTATTGGTGCTGACACACTTGCAGATGATGTTGTTGACATAGACACAGATGAACCACCGCTTCCGGCACCAGGCACTTTAACTTTTACAATCTCCCTAACCTGTTTTAATCCGAGGGCAATAGTTGAAACTACTGCTGCCACCCTTGCGAATTGTGCCGCCGGGCCATACATTGAGTAATCTGCTTTCAGTGCCGCCGTGGCCGCTAAGTATGTGTTGATTGTTGCGGAAGCTATGGCCAGCACTTTACCGGCTGCTGTTTCCTTACCAACAAGGTCAGAAAACACAGACAAAGTATTAGCCAATAACTGCTGTGTCATTATCTTTGCCCTTGCCTCATTCTCGGCTATGGCTATCCTGGCTGCCGCCTGTTGTGATTCATTAGCCGTGGCAGCCTCTGTTGTGGCCGCCTGTGCAGCAAGTCTTTCATTAATACCTTCGCTGTTTATTAGCGTAAGCCCATTCTGCATTTCCCTTGCGGCAGCAAAATCTTCTTCCATTTGAATTTTCCGCTGCTCGGCTTCCTTTTCCCTTCTTACTTTTTCTTCTTCTGCTAATTTATTATGCAGTTGCTTTAGCCAATCATTTTCCTTTTCTTTTTCTAAAACCGCTGCAGTCTTGCCGACGCTATTTCCTCCTGTTGTAACTCCCTGCGCAGGGTCTTGAAAATTATACCTTTTCTGAAACATCTGTATGCCCAACATCATATCATTTGCCCGCCTCTCAATAGCTGCAATCCCTTTTTCTTCTTCTGCAAGTTGTTTTTTAAATGCGTTAGCCGCAAAAGAAGGCATACCGGCAGTTTCTTTCTCAAACTCCATCATTTTAACAATGTGTTCTGCCGACTTCTGTGCTGATATTGCCAGCATAGCGTTTGCCTGAGCTTTCCATCCGGTAATCTTTACATAAGCCTCTGCATTGTTTGCCAATATCCTTTCAGCTTCATTAATAGATTTTGCCCCGCCTATTGTTTTCCCCAGCGTATCGTTATATAATTTCAGGGCATCATCCTTACTGATAATCCCAAGCCGGGCATCGTTAAACGCATCTTTAACTTTGTTCACCTGCTTTTGGGCATCTGCGGCGCCGGCAGTAAAGTCTTTTAATGTGTCCTTATATGCCTTTGCATCTTCTGTCTGCTTTTTGCTGAACACTCCGGCAACAGCAAGCCCCAACGCCGTAACCCCTGCAATAGCCAAGCCAACAGCCCCACCTTTGCCAAGAGTATTTACGATCGTGTTACCTAATGTCTTAAATGACAAGATTGAATCGCCTATCTGGTTAAGTCCCTGTGACAATGCCATTGCGGACTGCACTTTCAGAAGTTGCTTTTGTACTGATTCACTTTCCACACCGAGTAAACCCATCGCCCCGGTGAGTGCTGTAAACCCACCCAAAGCACCGTTCAATGACTGTGTCAGTAGTTTAAATTTCTGGTCAGGATTAAAGGCGTCTGCTAACTGCCTGGCATCTGCCAGTTCATCTTTAACTTTAGCAAGATGACGGGCCGCATTCAGGGCTTCTTTTGATGTGCTGCCGAATTTCTCCGACATCATTATCACTTCGCTTGTAGCCTCCCTTATCCTTGTCTTTATTGATTTAAGGGTGTTCTGTGCTTCGGCTCCGTCAAGCTGTATCTTCGCACCAATTACTACGTCTGACATATCAATAAATTAAATTAATTATTTTTAAAAGTTCACACTTGCACACATCCGGCTCTGCAGCATTCCAGTCTTCAATCTTATTCAACCGCCACAGGCTCCCATCTATATACACTGGCAATGAAAAGTCAAGGTTGAAAATGTCAAGTAAACTCAATTTTACATAGCAGGTTAATAATTTACTGTCCTTATCTGTTATCTCTGCCATATACGGAGACCAGTACACGTTGAACTGAGTAACATTGGCCGCACCTGCAAGAAGGGTGAAATACAGTTCATTAGGAACCCCGAAGTTTAAATCATTCGCCGGGGCATCTGGATCGTCATAATGCCCGGCATACCCGTATGAAGTAAGCCCAGATATTAATGTGGTCGCATCATTTAAAATAGACCATGATGCAACCCCTGTTATTTTCTTAGTCTGTAAAATCCTGATGTTAGTTACCGTTCTCTCTTCAATCCCGTTATTAAGTTTAAATAACGTGGAAACAATCTTATCACATCCTACATACCCTACTAACGGAGTGCCGGAAAAAATTATCGGTATTTCTGTCTTATCAGATGCAAACTCATAGGCAGAATCATAAACATAACTGCCATATGTTTCATTGTATGTTTTTTTATACAGGTCATTATAATAATCAACGTCATCCTTGTATGTAAAATTATAATACCGGCTGTTTAGTTCACTCATAGGCTTCATCCGTAATGGCCTTGACCTGTCAACCTTATATGTCCAATCGGTTGAACCGCTTACATTGTAAAAATCAACGTACGGTTTTATGAGTATTTTCTTTGTAGAAAAACTATCCTCATATAAGTACAGGTTAAATAATTTTATTACA